TGAACAGAAATACGCAGAAAAGGATCTTGCAAATAATCCAAATGTAAGGCCAGAAACTATACAAAGAAAAGGTAAAGATTTAAAACTAGAAAACTACCAAAGAGACGCTCCACCAACGTCTTTTGTAGCTCAGACTTTAGATATATTAGCAAGAACTCGTAAAGACAAAGATGGTAACACTATAACTGTACCCAATGATGTTAAACAAGAAATAGTAAATTTGTTTCTAAATGCTTTACCAGAAACATCTTTAGCTAAACAATTAAAGAAACGTAAAGGAACACCAGGATTTATACCTGACTCATTAATTGCTATGAGCACTAAGGCTTACGATTTAGGGAGGCAGACTAAAAGATTAGAGTATGGAGCAAAGTTAAAGAACTTACAGACAAAAATAGCACAAGCAATCCCGCCTCCTACAGCTAAAAAATCATTTGATGAAATACGGATAGAAATGAACAAACGTGCCGACTACGCACGAAACCCACCGTCACAACGTATATCAAAAGCTCTAAACCAAGGAGCGTTTATATACACAATCGGATTTAATATATCTTCAGCTCTTGTTAACCTATCGCAAGTTCCTTTGTTTGTTATGCCTTATCTAGGAGCAAGGTATGGCTATGCAGAAACAACCGCAGCAATAGGCACGATGGGTAAGCTAGTAACATCGGCAAAAAACAATATAACTGATATGTATGATGTAGCAGAAGATGGCACTTATACATTAAAGAAAAACCTTAAACTACCTAAAGGGTTAGAAGAAGAGTACAAAAAACTTGCACCTGTTGTAAAAATGGCAACAGAACGAGGATTGTTAACAACTTCTTTTTTACAAGACGCTTTAGGGTTAGATGAGTCAGGTCGAGAACGTAGTGTTGCAGATAGAATTTCTGCTATCTCTGCCATACCTTTTAACCACGGCGAAAGATTTAACCGACAAGTTACCATACTCGCCGCGTACAAACTAGACATAGATAGATTAACAAACAAAGGTAAAACTAAACCCACTGCGGCACAAGAAGATACAGCAGCTAGAAATGCTATATATAATGCGCAAGAAACAAATGGTGGTACTGTGTTGGAAACAGCGCCAAGTATATCTCAAAACGCTTTGGGTCGTGTGGCGTTTATGTATAAACCCTACGGGCTTCAAATGTATTACACTATGATTAAATCTGCTATAAGATCGTTGTCATCTAATATTACTAGAGAAGAACGTAAAATTGCAATAAAACAAATTGTAGGTGTTCATGCTACAGCATTATTCTTTGCGGGCGTGTACGGTATACCATTATACGGCGCTATTAGTATGATATTTAACCTATTATTAGATGACGAGAAAGAAGATGTTGATACTATTGTACGTAAGTATATTGGAGAAGGGTTCTTTAAGGGTGTACCTACAATGGCAGGTATAGATGTTTCTAACAGAATTAGATTAACTGGATTGTTAATACAAAACAACAGATATAACCAAGTTAGAGGTCCAGATGATGTAGAAGGTTTTCTTGGCTTTCACCTTGGCGGCCCTGCTTTAAGTACAGGCAAACGACTAATTAGAGGTGGGATGGATATATACAACGGAGAAGGAAAAAGAGGAATCGAAAGTCTTCTCCCTGCGGGCATAGCCAATATGTTTAAAGTTTTTCCAGGACTTGGTAGAATAAATACTGAAGGTGGATACAAAACCAGGCGTGGTGATCCTATATATGATGACGTGTCTCTAGGCGAAAAGTTTGGACAGTTTGTTGGGTTTGCGCCTACGGGATATACATTTCAACAAGAGAGAAACAGCATACTTAAAGGTATAGACACTGCTGTTAATAAGAAACGTAGTAAATTACTAAAGAAATACTATGTTGCTAACACTGTGGGTGATTGGAACGAGTTACAAGATATACAAAAAGATATGGATGAGTTTAATAAAAGACATCCTGACCATGTAATTAGTGCGAAAACAATACAGAAGTCTATGAAAGCGCACAGAAAAACCACAAACCTTATGCACCACGGGGTAAAATTTTCAACAGCATTAGATAGAGCTATGAAAGAAAACTCTGCTCAATGGGATCAAGGACTTCAACTATTTGAATAAAAATGACCCGCCTTCGTAGTTACCTATCCAGACGGGTCAAGTGGGAGGAGTAGTATGTGCTGTTTTTATATCACACAATCCTCCAAATGCGAACCCCCAATTTATTATTTTCCACTCGCACCTGACTTTTAGTCTCCCAACCCTTAGAATCTGTTATCTTTTTAGCCTGTTCTATTGCTCCCTGGGTATTTGTACATAAGATAAACACAGAGGAACTTGTTACCATGTTATCCCAGTTCACTATAATCCGTACCCCATCAGGGTTTAGATCATGTGTCTTCAGTATTCCCTGTCTTATTTTCATTCTCTATCGAACAATCCACAATTATAACCCATGTCGGAGGTAAGTTCATATGTGTACCTCTGCTCAAACGCATCTTCTTTCTTGTAGCGCCAAGTTTTGTAGTAAGGTCGTTTATAAATGATGCGTAGTTTATCTGCTGTTTGCCACACCACTCCTTCAGTGGTTTAGGTATTAAATAGGCACGTTTTAAATCTGTCTCGTACCGCGCAACTAACTTACCTCTAGGCAGTGCCTCTGGAATAACTAACTGTGTAGTATCAGCATTACGTAAGTCATCTGTGCTTTTGATCCACAGCACATTACTCCAGTGCTCATGTATGTAGTCATTCAAAGTTTCCTCGACTGACACACTCATATCTTCCACTTGCCGTTTGTTTTCCTTCAACCTAGCAACGGCCCAAGCGAATATCTTACCTGTATCATAGTCCACTAATCCTGCACGTTTAGCCAATATTAGACCCGTCACAGTAGAAGCAACAAGCACTGACCAATACCTATTCTCAGCAGTCAACCCTGCTTCTTTGTCTACCCTGTTCTGCACTTTAGTAAGAAGTGTTTTAGCGTCCTCTACGTTGTTCATAACATACTGAACGTATTCTTTGCCCGCATGACCGTAGTTGTTTTGCACAGCGCTACTAAACTTATCTGTCTCTTCTTTTGTTTCAAAGTGTATGCGTTTGACCCTACACTCTAGTATCCTCTGCGCCTCTGCTTTTGGCATAGCTTTAATTATACTTATGCGCTCAACCATGCTTGTGTTGCCTGTCGTCACAGCAAGAAGTCGCCATGCTTCACCACGATGCCTCTCCATATTCGCACTCGCAGACATACGACCTCGCTGACGACCACCCGTAAGTTGATACGCAAGATTAGACAGCTCTCTACCATGCGTGTTAGTAAGTTCATCCATGTATAAAGGTAGGTTATGGTATACTTCACCCCTATTCATCTTTGTGTTAAATGTGTCACGCTCGTGAATAATTAAATCATCTGGGCTTCCCCATACAGATACACCTGCCGCCATAGCTGTAGTTTTACCTACACCTGAGTCCTTACTGTATATATGTAATGCCGCACAGTTTATAGGTGAGAACTGCATTAAGGGTGACCCAAACGATGTACCCACAACAAATTGATGTAGTTCAAAACCTTCACGGTTGTAAAAGTTTATGGTATCCTTCCAATCTTCTAATGTCCCTTTAGGTTCAAAAGCTGGGAACAGACCTGTTGTTTGCGCTGACGGTGGGTTGAACCCCACCTTATCTTTAAAAATCTCTTGGTTACCTAAAATAAAGGAACCCCCCTCATCACTAGTCCAACCAAACTGTTTACGCGCTTCGTCTGCCTCTGCCTGTGCCTGTAGTTCATTTACCCATGTTGTTATATATTGCATAAGTTCATCCATTTTTGATAGTGTTACACCTTGCATAGCAAGCTGTTTACGTAGTTCTTCCTTTGATGTTACCGCAGTAAGCGGTATTGTAAACTCTCGTACCCCATCCTTTGGTAGATGCAGACGCATTACAATAGCTTCACCCACCTCTACATCTCGTAACCTTCTAACAACATATAAGTCGTTATGGTATATTAACCTGTCTACTGGGTCACCGTCAGGGTCACGCGTCTGTATGTATATACCACCATTCGCACCTCTAAAGTAGGGTCTAGGGTATTTAGGTATAACATACTTACTCAGTGGCGAATTAGGTAAGTTCATAGCAGGGGCTTCTACCTCTTCCTCTGCTTCTCTAACTCGCCTGCCTAACACGATAGGGTTTTTTATCTTGCCTTTGTGTCTACACCCTACACAACCGTCAGGGTTATATCCCTCTATTGTCTCACAACTGTACGGCCCTTTTATAAGACTAGCTTTCTCCTCCGTAGCATCATAGTCATACCCAGTATGCTTCTTAGATACGTAATGTATAGCCTTGTCAGCATCTACACAGAACTTAGCGATAGATAGACCTGCTCTCCACAGAGGTTCACTTATCTCTTCTTGGTTCTTAATAATATAATCTAACTGCGCACACCCTGTGCCTCGTTGGTTCTTTATAACAATATCTTTGAACACATTCTCTGAACTGTCTATCAGCATAGTTGTCATGGCATCAGGTGTAAATTTCCGTTCTTCGGGTACACCGCCACCTAGTAAATCAGAGAACTCATCAAAGTCCACGACAGGTGCTGAGTCCATATCTCCTATAAGTTTAGCCTCTGTTGGAGGGTTACTCTTATGGTTGTGTGTGTTCGGTATACGTAAAATTCTAGCCGCATCAGCAGTCACAGCCGCATCCGCTTGTAACGCGTGTTCGACACATAATTTCTTCAAACGCAGTGCTACAGGTAGCCATACGTCCACTGCGCAAGGGGTTGCTAACGTCCAATAGACATGTACACCATTACCAGAACTCACCATAACAGGTTTTGGTAAGGATAGCTTCTTTACAAATCTACGTAGATCGTTCAGTGCTTCACGTTGGTTGGGGTAATCCTTACTAGGTCCACAGTCCAAATCAAGAAAGAACGAGTTAACGTACTTCACATTGTCTACCTTACGTGAGTTACCTGTCTCAAACGTAGATAGTCCAAAATATATATCATACCCTTGTGCATCTAAACTATCAGATGCGGATGTAACAGCGTCAATAGACGTATAAAACTTAGTTATCTTGCGCTGTTCACTAAAAGCACAGAAGCAGTAAAAACCGTCACCACCCAGTACCCTCCTCAAAAATTTTGTTGTTTCCATAATCTCCACCCACCGTTTCCAAAAGACACTGCGGCAGAGGTAACAGCATATTACCCTTTTCGGTATAACCTAGCCGCAGTGGATTCCTATTGCTAATTATCAGTCGTCCCAATCATCAACAATAGAACTCAAGTCGTCATCAGTGGCAGCGGTCGGTGGCGGTGCTGTCTTCTTGGCGGCTTTCTTCGGCTCTTCCACAGGCTCCTCGTCAAAAGAATCTGCTTCTTTAACAGGTGGTATATTTATAGGAGTCTCCTCCCCATCCATAATGAACCCACCTTCAACTACGTCAAACTCAATAGGTGGTGTATACTCGTTATACTTAATAACTTGCACGCCTTTTAGACGTAGACTTACACCAGAGTTACCACCCATCTTATATGGATATAGTTGCACGTAGATATTAACTGTACTACCTGTTGTCAGTTTAAAATCACTTGGTAGCCTCTGACCTTGAGAATCCGCTAACACAGGTTTATGTGTGAGGTTCCCACTGTACTGACCTTTTATGGTAGATTTGTGTTTATACATACCATCATCTTCTTTGACAAATGGTATGGCTAATTTGTCAGGCGCACCCTTTGGACGGTTCGCATCGTAAGCCGCAGACATTGCTTTGTGCAGTTTCTGTGCCGCGTCTTTATTCATACGAAACTCTATAGAGTACTCCGCATTATCTTCTCTAGGACCACAAGGTATAGTACGTTTAACCTTATCGTTAAAGTGGTACGTCTGATCTATCTTAGGCCATAGGGCTTCTACATTTTCAATCTTATATATTTCCATTATCGCTCTCCTTTAAGAGGTTTAGTTTTGTTATCTGTCATCATCTAAATCGTATTCGTAGTCACCTAGAGATTGAATGTCCTCAATGTTATTGTCTTCTTCAGGACTAATCTCTTGCTCCGTTACTCGAACTTGAGTCAATGCAGACTCTACATCTGATACACGGAACCTATACGTAGATCCTATCTTTATATAGGTGTCTTCTGGTATGTGCTTTTGTCTCACCCATGCACGTACCGTAGATATGCTAACTGAAAAGTGTTTAGCTATATCCTCTATGGGTACAAATGATTCACTCATTTTTTTACCTTTCTTACAGTAATTACCTGTTCCTTATCTATCTTTAAACTAGGAGGAACATCGTTTGGGTTTTCTTCTAAAAACTGCCTTACATTAGTCTGGTTCAAACGCCTATCAAAAAACTCTGGGACGTTATGCTCTCTGATGAACTCATACATTAAATCCCAATCATCTGTGTAATATTTCGTTTTAGTAGACCTAAAGAACAAGCCCTCTGAAGTTCTTACGCTCTCTGTATTGTGTCTGTCACAATGGTCAAGCAACGCTCTCTTAATGCTATCCTGCTGTTTTATCAGTTTAGCATCTGCTTCTTTATACTGTGCTGACAGTGCTGACCGTTTTGCTCGTATCTTAATGTACGTTTTAGTCAACTTGTCAGGAGTTATTTCACTAGCCATACTACCCTCCTGTGTGTATTGAGATCTTACATATAGTATCTACTAATACATTAGTCAAGTATTTCTTTGTATAAATTAATTAAATCTGCGTGAACGTTAATTCTCTTGTCTAATAACCTGTAAACGTGTTTTTCAGCGGCAGAACCTTGTAACTGTATTACTGTGGATTTATGTTTTTGTCCCGACCTATGTACGCGTGCATTAGCTTGATCGTAAGTTTCTAATGAACTTGTCGGCCCCCACCACACAACAGTGTTAGCGGCTGTTAACGTGACACCATGTGCGGCGGCTTGTGGTTGAATTACCAATACGCGTGGGTCTTTAGTTGTTTGGAAAGTTCTAAATATTTCTGTCCGTTTAGGTGCAGACACACTCCCCTGAATAACCTCAGTCGTTATACCGTCAGCGCGTAGTTTTTCTGTAAGTATATTTATAGCGTGTTTAAATGGTACAAATACTAATATCTTTTGGCTTGATTCATCAATAACTTCACGTAGAACTTTGTATCTATTTTTAATGTCAAACTCTAATATATCTCCCGCATCAGTATATACAGCTCCAGATGAGATTTGTAACAGTTTATTGAGACTCACCGCTGCGTTCATAGCTGTAACCTCTGCCCCTGTAACCTCCATCACCATTTTATGTTTGAGTTGAGTGTAATATTTTTTCTGTTGTTTGGTTAGTTCCACCTCTCGCTTGGCGTACACCATTGGAGGGAGGTCAAGACATTCTTCTTTCGTAAAACGTATAGCAGGTTGTAATGAGTTAAATACAATCTCAGTCGCCGCAGGTTTAATTACCCATCTAAACTGAGATACCCTTGTCATAACTTGATCTTTAAATGACCCGAAAAATCTAGGAACTAAGTTCTTATTTACCATTTTTGCAAGGCCATATGCGTCTACAGGGCTTTGTGCGGCAGGTGTACCTGTCATCATCCACAACCACATATCATCTGTTAACAACTTGTTTAACGTCTTCCAACGTGTTGTTTGCGCATTTTTATAGTGTGTTGCTTCATCTACAACGATTAAGTCAAACCCACCTTTTTTTATCTCGTCTGCTACAATAGCTACACCATCGTAGTTTATTATTACGTAATCAGAACCCTCTTGTATTATTTTCTTACGTTTTTCAGCAGGGCCGTACGCTACGGATACCGTTCTATGAGTGGCAAACGTAAACAAGTCATCACGCCATGCGCTATCCATGATTGACAACGGGCAGATAACGAGCACTCTACGTATTTTGCCTTGGTTCATTAAAAAGTCAGATGCCCATATAGCACTCGCTGTTTTACCTGTGCCCTGTTCATTAAAACAAAATGATCTTTTATTCATAGTAAAGAAGGCGGCTGTAGCTCTCTGGTGCTCAAAAGGTTTGTATCTGCCTGTCCATTTATACCTTCCTTCAATGGGTGAAGGAACTTTTATGTTCAGTTTCTTGAGGCTCAGTGCTTCTTCAAGTCCCCAGTTAACGAGTACTTTATTATCCGCTAGTTCACGGCTTTTGGGTATTACACTTGTTACCTTATTAGGTTCACGTAATTTAAGTAATACCGCTTTGTTGTCAATGATGTCCAAACTACTCGCTCCATATTATGTCTTCTTTTTCTTTTTTTGACCGTTTCTAGCGCGGTTCTTTGCAGGGCTTTCTAATCGTGTCCCATCTTTGTTGCTCCCACCCTTGGCTAATGCTTTCTTGTGACTAACATCTTTACCTTTGCGGTTTATGCCTTTCTTATCATAGGCACGTCTGGCGCGTTGCCGTTCCATTCTATCTGGGTGTTCGCCTCGTTCTTTTTGCTTCTGGTATTCTTTTTTGTAGGGTCTAGGTGATTTAGTATATGCCATCAGTTGCTCCCATTGTATACGCACTCTATTACAGCGCAGTGTCTTTTACATAGACCGCTAGGGTGGGCGTTCCAAGTATCTGTCTCGTAAGCCACTTCCATACGTCTAAACTTAGATAACCATTTATCCCACAAAGAATCTATCATGTCATCAGTATATTTGTGTTTGACAAACTTTTTAGCTTTGGTGAAAATTAATGCCGCATTGATATTCTTTATATTAGGGAAGTATTTAAACGTAGCTAAAGCCATAAGTTCTAACTGCCCTTTGTCTGCATACTTGGCAGACTTGCCTGTTTTGTAGTCCACGATCCACGCGGTGCTACCGTCTGTAATCACGAGGTCAGCTATACCTCTCCACCAAACGTCTTTAGACATGAAGCCACAAGGCTCCAGCTCCTGGGTCAAACCCATCTTTATTTCTGTAATCTTGTTACCACGTCTTCTATTAAGTGCTTCCAGGACATCTTTCATGTAGGCAAACTTAACAGGCACTGGTTTCCCATCTCTAATAAACTCTTCAGCCGCAAGGTGGGCTTCAGTTCCATAGCGCATGGCATCGGTCTCAGCCTCAGTATAATCTTTAGCTATCTTCATGTGATAAAATTGTTTAGGACACTGCTCGAAAGACTTCAGCCTACTAAACGACCACGGTGCTACACTCACTCACAATCTCCATATGTTTTGCCTGTTCCTGACTCACAATTAATCGGTAAGCCTTTTGCCCAATCGGGTGTCCAACGCATACATTCTTCGATGTATTTCTGCGCTTCTTCTACTTCTGCGTCTGCTACACAACAGACAATAGAGTCATGTACTGTTAACACAACACGGTATTTCTTAGCTATATTTAACATTTGTTCGCCAATTATGCAACGTGCAATGGCTTGGCAGACATTCTCTATGACCTTACCGCCATATATTCTGGTGCGACCACGCCTTGTTTTGTAGTCAAACTCTACACCCTTGTCGGTAGTCTGGAACTGTAAGTCATCATATCTCAGCCTCAAACCAGAGGGTAGTACCATCGCGCCATCAACTACTTGTATTACACCATCTAACCCGAACTGGATGTTCTCTCTATTAGATAGACCTGTAAGCATAAGTTGCGCATCTCTCCATAACTCGTTTATTTTCCAATTAGCTTCACGGTATATGTTTATGACGCGCCGCGCTTCTGCTAGTTCTATATCAAAATCAAACGTCTTTAACTGTGCTTGGAACTTCACAGCGCCCATGCCATACCCTGCACCCAAGATAGTTGTCTTACCTACAAATCTTTGTTCTTTGGTAACATCTTCTTCGGGGACTCCATATATACGAGAAGCCATCTTTACGTAAACATCTTCTCCTGCGGCAAACGCTTGGGTTAGATCATCTTGCTCTGCAAGCCACGCCAATACTCGCGCTTCTATCTGTGCAGAGTCTGCATCAATAAGAGTGTAACCTTCTGGTGCAATTATACTTTGCTTGAGTTTCTTACCATCGACACCACGACTCGGTAGGTTTTGTAGGTTGATCTTGTCGTCACCACCCCACCGTCCAGTATGTGCCGCGTAATATCTTACAGGCACAGGTAATAGACCACGTTTAGCTATGTCAATAAACCTCTGCGTTCGTGTCTCTTCTAACGTGCTTTTGTTTCCAAGACGCGCCGCTACTAATTGTTGTACCCTACCGTCTTCATGTTCTTCAAGTGCTTTGAACCCCTCGTCTGATTTGGCAAATGCAAATGTCTCCTTGCCTGTAGTCGGACTTACCTTCATGGGGGGCTTCACATCTAACTGTTCTAACAGTTCAGCGAATTTAGGGTTCGACATGAGGTCAGCTTTCTCCACGTTAGCGCTGGCTAACAAAGCGTCCTTACGAGAACGTGTTTCAGTAAGGTGGTATTCTAGCGCAGCCAAATCTAAATCTAGGATAGGTTCAACAAACATACGCAAGGTCAGGTCTATAAGTTTCATCTCTTTACGAGGGAAGTCTTTAGCCATAATCTTAAAGAGTTCAAAGGTTAGGTCAACATCATTGACACAATAGTCACCAAACTTGCTTAACTCATCATCTGTAAACTGTATCCGTCTTTTACCAAGGGTGTTCAATACCTCGTCACCCTTCTCTCCGATGTCATATCTTTCAGATAGTGCTTTAAGACTACTGCTTGTCTCCACCCCATGAACTGCACGAGAAATGCACAAAGTATCCATATATACTTTAGGGCTAATCCCATAATGCCAATTAAGTATAGCCCCATCAAACATGGCATTGTGAGCCACTACCATAGAGTCGTTCCAAGGGAACTTAGATAGGTACTCAGTAACTTGTTTACGTGTACCACTCGCCCACTCTGTCTCTTGATTGTTTAGCTTGATACCAACGCCAATCACCTCAAACATAGGGTGACGCACATATGCTTCTGTTGTTATCTTACGTAGTGAAAAATCTTTATCGTAGTACGTCTCAAAGTCTAGCGTAATGAGGTTCATTTCTTTTCACACTCATAGGCAATCCCTGCATACGCCATGATGTCTACATAATGGTCACGTTTAGTCGGGCTTGCTTGCA